AACATTGTGCTGGAAACAGGTAAAGATATAGGAAAATTAATAATAGGAATGGCTGGCGTAACAGTTGGGGTAGGTGTAGTAGTTCTGTGGATAAAATGGACAATGCAATTATCATATTGGCTGATAGAGAGATAGAAAGGGGTTATGGCATGAAACCATGTAGAAAATGTAACTATTACTCAAAAGATGATTTAACAGGGATGTCATTATGGGACAAGATTCATCACGTTAGCGGTCATTGTGCGGATTGGACTAACCCTGATTTTAATGGTTTTGCAAGGACTTACGGCAGAGGAATCAAAAGGCTAGATTCATGGAGTAGACCTAAATGGTGCAACAGAACAGGTGGTAAGGCATGAAAACTACCTATGAGCTAAGGCAACAAGGCCGCGAATATTGCCAACACGAACACACAACAGAGGTTATGTTTGAGTGTAGCAAGTACGAGAGGTGTGATAAATGTGGCAAGTTTGTAGCGCATATCGTTGACCCTGCTACATGGGCGGACCAATTTAGGATAAAGAAGGAGGAGGACAAATGAAAACAGCAATATTCATCGAAGATAAAAGAAAGCAAGTCATACTAACTCCTGAGACAGAAACAGACAAAATGATAATAAAGGAGTTGGCCTCTAACAAGATTGTGACAGCAATAAAAACCGGTTCATTTTATCAATGTCAGGGTGGATGGACTAGGCAAGAGAGTGGTACAGATAGCTTGATGATAATAATGGATGAAATGTAGAGAAAGGGGCAAGCATGGAAGAGGTTATATATGTTATCTATTTTGATGGTAAAAGATTTGAAAGCCATAACCGAAGGATTGCCTATCTTAGCGAAAGCCCGGCAAAACAAGTCGTTACGGTTGAAGCAAAGCATAAGGCTATATATGAGTATGAGGGAGATTCTCGGGACCTAAGTAGAAAGACTAATTTCTACTTTGATGAATTGCCAAAGGAAGTTCAAAAAGAGTTAATAAATAAGATGAGGGAAAGATTTGAAATCGTACATTACACCCCAAAAATAGAGAGATAGAAAGGGGCAAAACATGGAACCACCTGTAAAACAACGCAAAGAACCTTGGTACTACAACACAATAAATAGGTTGTCTGATTATAAACGTAACTTCGATAGGGTAAACTCTCTTACAAAAGAGTTAAGTATGTTAGGGTCAAAGACTACAGTTACTTACTCAGACATGCCCCATGGTAGTGGTGTAAGCGACTCATGCGGTGATCTTGCGACTAAAGTAGGAGATAAGAATACAGAACTAATAGAGAAGCAAAATGAAGTTATGCTGATAGAATATGTAGTTTCAATACTGTCAGAGCAGAAACAGTTAATAATAAGGACAAGGTTTATGACAGAGGGTGGCCAAGATAAAGGAGCATTTATTACATTAGGGAATCACGCGAGAAGGTACAAATGGAGAGCCAAGAACTACAGAACATACGAAAAACTGAGGGAAGAAGCGATTGAGGAAATAGCGGGAATGCTTGGGGAAAAGTAATATAGAATAGTACAATAAAAGTACAATTATAGTGCAATAGAAATACTCTGGAATTAGCGATATCGGTATGATATTATTATGATATCAGAAATTAACTAAAGATGCGTCTAGCTTACTGCTGGGCGCACCTTATTTTTGTTTAAAAGGCGTGATTTGATGTGTATTGCAAAAGCTGTGTGCATATAAAAGATTGCAAAGACAAAGATAAACCGCAACATCAATTATGTGTGCGGTTTATTGACTACGCTGATACAAAACAATATCGACAGCTTGAGAAAATGATGATTAGCAATAAAGCTGTTTGGCTGGGTTAGAATACTATTTCAATCTTGGTTATTCTGTTGTCAGAGTAGTGAGCATAAACGGGATTTTTAATTTATAGATTAAATTTTGCATAAGACGGTACTTGCAAGACCGATAGGGGACGGACGACACCCCGTCCTTTTCTTATGCTTTTAAATAAGGTGTCAAAAATAATTTGGAGGTGTCGAAAGTGAATATTGACAGGGAATTTAAAAGCATTATACCCGCATTAACTACAGAAGAATTTGCAGGACTTGAACAAAGCGTTATTACTGAAGGCTGTAGGGATGCACTCGTAACATGGCGGGGGACACTAGTGGATGGGCATAACAGGTACGAAATATGCACTAAGCATGGTATAGCCTATAACGTAATTGAAAAGGAATTTGACAGTAGAAGCAAGGCTACAGAATGGATAATACTTAATCAGTTCGGCAGAAGAAACTTGTCGGCTTATAACAGGTCTTTATTGGCATTGAAATTAAAGCCTATGATAGAAATAGCGGTTAAGGAAAATCAAATAAGGAAACCAATAGATTCTGTCGTACAAACATTTGTACCACAGAATAATGATAATAAAACAAATACAAAAGTTTCTAAAATAGCAGGGGTAAGTTATGAAACGATAAGGAAAGTAGAAAAAATTGAAGAAAAAGCACCTGAGCAAATAAAAGAAAAAATCAGGTCAGGGGAAATAAGCATACACCAAGCATATAAGACCGTAAGACAAGAAGAACGCAAACACGAGATAGTGATTGAGAGACCTAAAACAGTTAATGGTTTGTATGATGTTATTTATGCAGATCCACCATGGCGTTATGATTTTGCCGAAGCTGACAATAGAGCCATAGAAAATAAATACCCTTCCATGGATTTAGAGGATATAAAGAATATAAAAGTGCCGTCTGAAAAAGATTCGGTGCTTTTTTTATGGGCTACAGCACCAAAGCTTATTGAAGCACTAGAAGTAATGAAAGCATGGGGATTTACCTACAAGACTAATGCTATATGGGATAAAGAAATAATTGGTATGGGTTATTGGTTCCGTGGGCAACACGAATTATTGCTTGTGGGTACAAAAGGAAGTTATAGTCCTCCAAGTCAAGAGGATAGAGAATCTTCTGTTTACCAAGAAAAACGGACAAAGCACAGTAAGAAACCAAATCATTATTACGAGTTCATTGAAAAAGCATTCCCTTCTGGCAAATATCTCGAAATGTTCTCAAGAAGCACATTTAGCGATAAGTGGACTGTGTGGGGCAATCAAGCCCGGGGGAATCAGTGTGAATGATTTCAAATTGGACCTACAGTATTCCCTTGCATAAAAAAAGAAGCCCTATTGCTAGGACTCCTTAAGATTCATCCAAGTGGGTTCTATAACACTATGTAAGACATTGAAAGCATCAAGGGGTGCGTCACTCTCAAACTGTATATTGACAGCACCACGCGAGTTCATCCAGATAGCAACGGGACGATTGCGGTTGTTCGCTAGTTGTTGGGCTAGTTGGATGTTGGCTGATTCATTTAGCATGGCTTACCTCCTTTAGTACTTTACCCTTTTCCTAGACCATATTCCGTTCATGTCTATAATATGTTGCGTTTCACCTTTATTAGTAAAGTGGTGATATATTTCAACTTCACCATGTTCTAGCTTGATGCAGGCTTATTGCATAGCGGGCAGGTAATACTCGAATGTACAGCAGACGAACGCATCCCGCCGCCTTTGCCGTTGTTTCTCATTTAGTGACCGCCTTTCATTTAGTTTCTGCGTTCGTCCACGCTCCCTAGTTTTAGGAAGTATGGACGAGAGCAGATGCTCTCAGGATGCTAGTAATTAGTTTCAAGTAATGTTTTCAGGTTTAATTTTCTTATCCCTTCCTCATCGTTGAAACCCTCTTTGATTAGTGAGCTAACTGTTGATAAGACGAATTCTTTATCTTCCTTGGATAATGTACCTAGCCAGTATTTCTGAACCCTAGTGAAGTTTTTCATTATTAATTCCCTCTTTCAATGTTTTTCTTGATATAAATATATCATGCTATCAAGATATAAGTCAAGGGTATTTTAATCTATTTTAAAAAGTTTATTTTAAGTAGAAAAGGACAAAGAAAAAACCGGCTGTAGTTAGCCGGTTAGGATTTTGCTTTTTGTTTTTTCCTCTTAATAAGATATTCCTCAAGAAGTCTGTTGACTAAGGATGTCATAGTCTGATTTGTGTCAATGCAGTCGTGCTGGATATCCTTTGCCAACTGCTCAGGCACGCGAATTAAGATTTGTTTATCAGTCAATTTGCGTTCACCTTCTCTCTCTATATAAAGATAGCATGATATAAGGATATATGCAAGTATATTCTAACTGCTCGGATCTCAATTAATAATTTTAACTACAGTAGGACGGCACAAAGACAATAGCTGAGGTATAAGCGAATGTGCAATGAGTGCAAGGAAGATAGTAGGGTTAAGGGTTAAATGCTTAATGTGTGAATGGCTGAGTGTTGAGAGAGTGGAAGAGATTAAGAGAGAGATGAACCATGTGAAGTGGTTGGAGTATATAGACGGAAAGTAGTGAGGGATGCTGTGAGCTGGAAGGAAGTACATTAAGGATGCAGGAAGATATCGAGACATTGATAGTAGAAATAGTAACGACTTATATAGACGAGGGATATTCCGTTGATGTTATACCGGTCAATGTATGTGATATAGCGAATAAATATGGAATTGACTTGAATAAATGTTATAAGGAATGAATGTGCCTTGGCCGAGTGTAAACATAACGAAGCTGTTTATTGGATAGAAGGAAGCTATTTTGAGCCTAGTATTTAGTCCTTGTGTAAGATTGTGACAGAAGATTGAATAGCACGCTCAAACGAAGTCCTGTGACCTGTGGTGAGGTATTTAATGGAGGTGATGACTGATGATAGCAGAGATAGAGAAGCATGCAGGAGGTAGACCTCCAAAGTATGAGACAGTAGAGAGTATGGCCGTTAGGATAGACAGATATTTCAACTCGATTAGCTATGATGAAGATGTTGTTAATGATGGTGGAGATCCTGCATTAGATAGAGATGGCGAGCAGATAGTTAAGATAGTTTATGTTAGCCCTCCCAGTATTCTTGGGATGTGCTTATTCTTGGAGATTGATAGAGATACTTTGAATGAAGTTTATTATAAGAAAGAACAGTTCGTCGGCACAATTAAAAGAGCAAAGTCCAAAGTCGAGCAATATCTTGCAGACTCTTTGAACAGAACGACTCAAGTTGCTGGTATCATATTCAACCTAAAGAATAACTTTGGCTGGAAGGATGTACAAATAGTAGAGCAAACCGGTCCAAACGGCGGCCCTCTGCTCATCCAGGCCGTCAATGCCTACTCTGATGATGATCTCAAGGCTATGGAGGAGATTATGGCTAGATCACAGATTAGCGGTGAGATAGTAGATATATAAGGCAATTGTACTGCATAATCGCTGAAAAGCTGTATTATTATGCAGGTTTTGGCATAGTACAATTAATGATCGTTTAATGTACTGCTATGATTAGCCTATAGTAGTAGTACACAGAGTATTGTTGCTGTACTGTACTAGTAGATAGTACGATGCATCTGTTGTCTGTTGTCTGTAGTAGCAGGGTGTGTTGCCTTGCTTCTACTTGCTTGGGTTGTTGCTGCTCTGCTTGCATGGTTGGACAAGTGCAACCTTTTAGAAAGTAGAATCTGGGCCCCCCATAGGACCGGTTTTGCCAGCGAGAGTAAAGGGCATGTCTATATATTA